ACGACTTGCCCAGGAGCAAGAGTAGCACCTTTTTTAACTGCAGGATCTAATCTTCCAAGTTCTGCCAGTCTTTCAATTTTTCCAGTAGGAGTTAATATATCAACATAAGTATAGTATCCACTGCTAGTATGTTTAACATCAACGACTCTTCCACCTAAAAATGTTATTTGCTTTGAGTTAGAGTACATCTGAAGATCAACACCTGCATGTTTTCTTCCAGGTCTTGGAGCACCATAATATTGATTTGTCCAGGTATTTGTTTGATATTGCATTCCAACATTTTGACTTGGACCTACTGATATTGGTTGAAATCTAGCATTACCTAAGGACGTAACATTAGCGGGTCCTGGATTTCTATTTCCATATGATATAGATCCAGGTCCAACATACCACCCAAACAAATGCCCATGTCTGGTTTTATATCCATGACCACCAGGATACTTATTTGCTGCTGATGGAACAGCAAAATCAGTTCTTCCTCCAACCCATTCTGCTGCATTTTTTCTTAAACTTGGATTTAGAATATTCTTCGCTGCATCATTAACCATATTTGCAGCATTAGCCCTACCCCTAGAATGAGATGAAACAGCAGCAATTGCTGTTGCTTGATCGACAATTGCTGCCCATTTTGAAGGATCACTTTCACCAACTGGAGAATATTGACCTCCAGCATTAATCAATGCCTTAATACTATTTCCAGAATAAACACCAGATGCAAGTCTATTATAAATTGATTGAGCAACATCTGCTTGTCCTTGAGGATTACCACTTTCTAGAGAAGCAATAGCAGCCAATGCCCAAAAATCAGCATTGCCTCCAGATACCTGACCACCAAGACCTCCACCACCAGCACTAGGTCCAGCAGGTGGTTCTGGTTCTCCTAAATCTCCGGGTGGAGGATTAATTTGAGAAATTTGACCGCTGATATTTCTATAAATTTCTTTTCCTGCCCAATCTCCAATTGCAGCACCAACGATGCCTCCTAAAAATGTTCCAACGCCAGGAATTGGAAGAGCAGCAGTTCCAATCGCCCCTCCAATTGTAGCTCCTAATGAAGCACCAACTGCTCCAGCAACTGCATTATCTAATCTCTCACCCATAGCAAGATCAATACCAATACCAATCAATGCACCAATAAATGGAATTTTCTTAAAAACTCCAGATACTTTTGCTAAATGCTTGGCACCTTTTTCTCCAAATAACTTTTCAGCCCTTTTTACAAAAGTTGCTGCTGGACGACCTCCAATAGCAGCAGCACCTCTTACTCCGGTTCTTGGCAATCCTCTTCTTCCAATAGCGCCAAGACCTCTCTTGGCAACTCCTGTTGCCCTTGTAGAAGCAGCACCAGTTGCAAGACCAGAAATATTTTTAAAAGTGCTACCTACAAAATTACTAAGTGCTTTTCCAGTCCTAACTAATAAATTTTTTACACTTTTTCCAAGTGTACTTAATAATTTTCCAGTAAGTTGAGCAGGACCTTTTAATAATATAGATCCAATTTTAGCAACATTTTTTATAAGTCCTTGGGCAGTATTACTCAATGAAATAATAGAAAATTTGATCAAATTAAAAACATTATCAAATCCATTCAAAATATCATCAAGAGCAGAGAAAATAAATTTTCTTTTAGATACAAGAAAGTTTAACAAACTTCCCAAAAGAATATTTCCAAAGAAGTTTAAAATAGTATCTAAAAAACTAAATTTAGGAAGAGATGGTATTTTTACTCCAGGAATTTTTGGAATTTTTGGTTTTTCCAATTCTGCTTCTTTTTTTTCTTTTTTTTCCTTTTCATCTAATTTTCTTTCTTCTCTTATATCTTTATTCTTTTGATTTTTTTTATCAATAAAAAAATTAACTAAACTATCTAAAGTATCTTTTATTGAAGAAAATCTTTCATTAACATTTTCAAAAGAATTTTTACTGTCTCCAAAAGAATATTTTTGAGGTTCTTTAATTAAAGAAGAAGAGGTTCTTACAATTGCCGAAGAAATTTTAGGTCTAAGTTGAATTGAAGATCCTTTTGTTTTTACAATTGCGCTACTCTTCTTATTTCTTCCAAACAAAGATTCAGTTGATATTTTTTTATCAACTATTTTTCCCGATTGTGTAGATGGTGGTAAGAGTGGAGTTGCCATATTATCCTACAACATTATAGATTGCTTTTACAACTAAAGTAGTCATATTATTTGGATCTTCAGATGAGAAAGATGGAACTTCTCCCTGATTAGGAGCAGCAGAAGAAGTCGGAACAGAAGTTTTAGGTGCTCCCCCTCCAGTAGGAATTGGTATAGGCACTATTGCAGATCTTGATGGGGGAGGAAGAATGGGTGCTGGAGGTGCTTTAGTTCCTAGTTTTGCTGCAGAAATAGCATCTTTTAATGCCTTATCATATTGCTCATAATTTCTATAATCTTCTGGTTTTATAATTCTAGTTCCTGGAATTTGTGTTTTAATTCTTTGCGCTATAGCATCAGTAAAATCTCTCTCAGTATACCCACCGTAAGATGCTCCACTTGCTGCTGCTTGAGTAGTTCTAGGATCTGTTGATGAATTTGGTATCATTCTTCTAGAATGATCCATTCCAATAATTAAAGGAGCGCCATTTAATGAATTTCTCAATCCATTAATAAATTCAGACATATAATTACTATTTGCAAATCCCGAAGGGGTTTTATACTTATCAACTGCCTGCTTTAATGTGGAAAATTCAGCAAGTGCAGAAGGAGATCCAGAAGAAGTTGCTGTTTTTAATGATTTTAAATCTCTATTGACTGCAGTAGATCCTGTTCCAGGAAGTTTAGTTATTTTATTTTTTTGTGCAGATTGCGAAAGAATAGATGCAAGTACATTCGCAAATTGACCTTGACCTATGATATGTGCTCCACCACGATAGGTACTCGTTTGAGCATCCATATGAGGAAATAAAGTTCCAACTCGACCACCACCTTGCATTGCTTGAACACCTAATCCACCAAATTTTGGTTTATTAGTTCCACCACCCATTGCATTCATAGCAAGTAATGTATCTCTACCCCAAAAATCACCTGCCTTATTACTCATCATTACCTCACCTTCTTGTGCGGCAATCAATCTATCATCTTTTCCAAACCCACTAACTTTAATACCTGATTTATTTGTTATCTTTCCGCCATTCATAAAGGATATATCACCAACATTTATAACTGGACCACCACCTTCTTGTTGTTGAACAGGAAAAGGTGTTGGTATTTGTGGAGGACCAGAAATTGTTGGTATTTGAGGAGCAGTAATCTGTTTTGCTCCAGGTATTAATCCAATTGCATTATTAATTTGACCTATTAACCCACTAATTCCAGCATTAATTCCACTTATAACAAAATTAATTGGAGACACCACCATATTCCAAAGAAATGATATAATATTATTGAGAAATCCAACGATATTATTGGCAAGACTCTTTAGTGGATTTAGTATAATTCCAGGATTTTTAAAAACAGACAGTAAAAAATTTAAAGCAGAACCAATCAATATTGACATAAAAAATTGTTTGATTCTATCAAAAAAACTTACAAATGGTGCCGCTACTTTTTCAAATATTTTATTCGCTCCTTTAACACCAGTTTCAAGTCTAGATTCTTTTTTTCTTTTTTTATCTATTTCACTTTTCTTTCTTTGCCTTTCTTTTTCTTTCCTTTCAATATTATCTTCTTCTTTAATAGTTGATAGTAATTTTTCTAATTTATCATTAACATCTGTTAGTTCTTTTATTAAATCTTCATTCAAAAACTTAACAATTTTATTATTTAATTCACTCTTTTCTTCTGATTGTTCTACGCTTGGTGGAAGTAATTTTTTAGGATCAAGTTGAACTCTTTGTGATGAAGGTGCTTGACGATTCATCACTTTAGCAATATTAATTTTCTTTGGTTTTATTTTAAAGGCACCTGTTTTTCCTTTTACTCTTTTATACTCATTTGTGATAAGTTCAATACTTTCGGTAGTCATTTTACTACCGGTCATTCTACCTTTAATTGATGCTTCTTTTAATTCACTAGCATATTCTTCATAAGTTAAATCAAATACATCTTCCAATCCTAAAATTGAAAGAATTTGAGAGTCTATTTCTTCTTCTACTAAATCAGTTTTTTTCTTACTCGTTGGAACTAATGATGAGGAAGTTGGATTAACTTGCTCTTTTTTTATATTTTCAAATGCTTCTTCTTTTGGTTTAGTGTGATATCTTGCAACTAACCATTTTTGATATTCTTCTAATTTTCCACTCGATTCATCAAAGATAGGAAATCCTTTCGGATCTTTTTTCATATTTTCTATCAGTTCATCTGCTTCTTTATCTGATAGATTTACAAAAGAAAAATAATGAGCACCACCGGGTTGTTTTTTACCAGTAAGTCTAGCTTTGAGAGTACTCCAAGTTATATCACCTACTGGTGCAGTATACCATAACTCTACTATTCCTGATGGTGCATCAACCGCCATTTTGTTGTTGTTTTAGTTTTTCTTCTTCCAGATGTTGTTGTAATAATGCAATATAAATGTCCCTTTCCCAAGGAATCATATTTTCAATCTCTGTTAATGAATATTTATGGTACTGCATCAAAGCAAAATTGATTCGGAAATAATTTTCCAAATCCATATGTACCATTCCTATGCGAAAAAACTAGAAAGACCCTCCAAAACGACAGTGCTCTCTACATTAGTTTTTGGATTTTTGAGTGTGATTTCATGTGATAGTTTGGGCATCGTTTCAAAAAACTTTTCAATTTGTTTGAATTGCATACTATTCATTTGCTCTAGAAATTCTACCAATTCTTTTTTAGTTACATCCGATGCCGCCCAAACTTCTTCTTCATTATAAATTTTATCAATACAAGATGAAATCAAACTAAACGATTGGTCCATATTTGTTTGATTAGACAAATCAAAATTAGTCTTAATAAATTGATCCAATGAAGGATATTTCATTTCCATTATTAGATGTTCATCAAGTTTAATTTTTTTATTATGCTCTGGATCTTTCTTTATCTTAATATCATCAATATTAATATCAACAGGAACTGAAGTTTCTCCATCATCAGGAGCAATTAAATTAACTTCTATTTTTTCGCCAACAGATTTACCACGAATATTAAGAAACAAAAATTCGATATCAAAAGTAGGAAGATTTTCTGCTTTAATAGATCTTGTTTGAATACAATTTTTTAATACTGCTTTAATTGCATTTGAAATTTCTTTTGTGTCCTCACTCTCTAATGCTAACAAAAGGAGTTTTTCTTCTTTAACTAAAAATGGTCTGTACTTTATTTTCTGTCCAGTTGAAGGCAATTCAAGTTCATAAGTTGGCGTTGCAATTGTAGGTAAGGGCATAATGTCCTATAGAATTTCAGTGTGATTATTTAGTCCGGAAATAAACGTTCTCCAGCATAATTAGTCAATGCTCTTGTAGAACTTGCATACAATTCATCACCTTCTAGTGCGCCACCAGAAAAAGCACCAGGAATATTTTGATTAATGGTATATGGATCCCCATCAAATGCAGGACCATAATATTTTCTGGTAGTATTTAATTCAGGAACTCCAGGTGCATTTGTATTAGATTTTATTTCTTTTGCTGGAAGAGACTTTCTCTCTCTAACATAACGAATATATGAAAATGATACAGTACATTTTAATAATTGACTTTGCTCATATGAAACTGGCATAGAAACAATGTTTATTGGAAATGCCTGTACAAAAGTATAATTCATCGTAGATCCAGCAAGATATAAATCTTTTTCAAATTTAGTTAGAAAAATATCAGTTTTGTATTCATTTGGATATATTACCCTATTATTTACATATGGACTTTTAAAATCTTGCCTATCCAACCCACTACTAAATCTCCTGCTTCCTTCACCCGAAATATAGTTCAACCATCCATCAAAAAACTCAATGACATTATAATTTCTATCAACATAAAAAGTAAGATCTAAAGTATCATCATATATTCTTCTATAAGCCATCTTTTCAGTAACACCATGATAATCATTAATTACTTCATGAGTTGCTAAAGAAGATCCAGGTAAAGATGCCTCAGAACAAAGTAGTTGAATATTTGATATTATATCTCCAGAAATATCTCTACCAGAAAATTGAAGAAACTGTTTCAAATTTTCTGGTGGAGATATGTCAACATGATATAATGAAGTTTGAGCAATATTAAGAACTCTAGATTTTATATCACTAACACTATAATGGCGGGCTGGTGTCGGTGTTCCCATCTATTCTATAAATACTTTTTGACCGTTATATATTATGTATGCTGGAAATGGCAGAAAGTATTAAAAGTATCTACAAACCATCTTATCCAGAAAAATATCAAGGAGACTCAAATAATATTATTTGTAGAAGTAGTTGGGAGCGTAAATTTTGCTATTACTGTGACCATAATCCAAGCATTGTATCTTGGGCATCAGAAGAATTTTCTGTGCCTTATGTATCTCCAGTAGATAATCGTGTTCATAGATATTTTCCGGATTATCTAATTAAAGTTAAAGAGCAATCAGGTCAAATTAAAACTTATGTAATTGAAGTGAAACCAAAAAAACAAACCGTTCCACCAAAACAAAAATCTAGAGCAACTAAATCATATCTTTATGAATGCAAAACTTATGCGGTAAATCAAGCAAAATGGAAGGCAGCAAAGGAATGGTGCGCGGATAGAATGTTAGAATTCAAAGTCATAACAGAAGAAGAACTTTTTAATAACCGATAATGGCAGAAGGTTTTGGTCAATACATAGAAAAATCATCTAACTCAAGAATTAGAGAACTCAAAAAGAGAGTTGTCGCATTAGGAAGTGGGGATCCTGAAGATATAATGATGATCATTATGGAAATCTTCAAAGATCAAGTATTCATTCCAGAAGTAGGAAAGTTTTATACGTTTGTTTATAATGCCAAAACACCCAATATTGAATATGATCAGCATCCATTAATTGCTTGCACAGAAATTCAAAGTTGGGGATTTAGAGGAATTAATTTTCACTGGAGAAAATACAGAAACTACACTTGGCAAGAAGTGGCAGGAAGACTTCATGTAGTTAAATATGATGAATTAGATGAGTTACTTGAATTACAATATGGAAAATTCCTAATAAATAAATAAAAACCTCATTATCAATGTCTCATACTCTACGAACAATTGAGATTATTAATCCTTTTTCAAGTAAGGAGGAGGTTTAATGCCGGCAAGAGTTATAAATGGATCTGCGGATCCAAAATATAAATTTCCATACGTTTTTCC